CCGGGTGAAGCACGAATTTTAGATACCCCATATGGAAAAATAGTGAAAAGTTTAATTGACGAGGGTGCAAAATTAGGTGTTTCAAGTAGAGGAATGGGCACACTTGCAAATGTAGGTGGTGCTAATGTAGTTAAAGACGATTTTTACCTTGCAACCGCGGCTGATATAGTCGCAGACCCAAGCGCTCCAGACGCTTTCGTAGAAGGCATTATGGAAGGCAAAGAGTGGGTTTGGAATAATGGGATTTTGAAAGAGCAAGAAGTAAACGAATTAAAGTTACACGCAGAAAGTAAAGAGAGAATGGCAAGAGCAGAGAAGAATGCTCAAGTATTTGAATCTTTTCTTAAAAAACTGTAATTTTATAAATAGTAATTAACACATTCCGATAGGAGTGGTGTGATTATTGCAATAATTAACAAGTAAACTATTGAGGAGATAGAACAATGGCTGACAAAACTGTGGCAGATTTGCCTACAAAAAATGCAGCTCCAGCTGAACCAGCAAAGTCGTTACAGGCAACTGTACAACAAGTGATGAATAAAGCAATCACTTCACCGACTGACGCAAAAGTAGATTTCGCACAAGGGGTTAACCACATTACAGGTGACCCACAACAAAAAAGTGCAGGAGCAGCTGACGCAATGCAATCTCTAAAAGCTGAAGCAGAACCTAAGAAAACATCTTACAGTAACGCTAACGAAGCTGACGAGAAAAAAGACGACAAAGAAAAAGAAGAAGTAAAAGAAGTAGCAGACAAAGAAGATGAAAAGAAAAAAGACGAAATGATGAAAGCTTCTAAAGATAAAGAAGATATGAAAGAAGGTGAAATGCCTGCAGGTCTTAAAAAATACCTTGACAAGAAAAACGACAAGTCTGAAGAAAAAGAAGACGAGAAGAAAGACGTTAAGGAAGTCGCTGACAAAGAAAAAGAAATGAAAAAAGAAGAAGACGAGAAGAAAAAAGAAGTGAAAGAAGTAGCTGAAAAAGACAAAGAAAAAGAAGTCAAAGAAGTTGCTGATAAAGATGATGAGAAGAAAAAAGAAGTTTCTGAAGTAGCTGATAAAGAAAAAGAAGCTAAAAAAGAAATGATGGCTAAAGACAAAGTTAAAGATATGGACATGAAAGAAGATGTGGCTGCTCTAACTGATGGTGAAGACCTATCGGAAGAGTTTAAAGCAAAAGCTGCTACTATATTTGAAGCTTCTGTTAAAGCAAAACTCGTTGAAGAAATTGAGAAATTAGAGGGCGAATACGAAACTAAGGTTAATGAAAAAGTTGAAGAAACTAAATCAGAAATCGTAGAAAAAGTTGACGCTTACCTAAACTATGTCGTTGAGGAGTGGATGAAAGAAAACGAATTAGCGATAGAAAAAGGTTTAAGAGCTGAGATTACTGAAGATTTTATCGGTGGTCTTAAATCTTTATTTGAATCTCACTACATCAATGTTCCACAAGAGAAGTATGATGTGATTGAGGCTCAGACTGCTGAGATAGAGAAGTTAAAAGAAGAAGTTAACCAAACTATTGAGAAAAACGTTGAGTTAAATCAGGCAATCGGTCAACACGTAAGAACAGATATTATCAATGATGTATCATCTGATCTTGCTGAAACTGAATCTGAAAAACTTAAAGGTTTAGCAGAAAGTATTGAATACAAAGACGCTGAAAGTTTTAGAACAAGTGTAGAAACATTAAAAAATTCTTACTTCCCTAAAGCAAAAGCGAGTGAAACTGAATCTAATGAAGTAGCAGAAAACAATGCTGGCTCTATGAACGAGTCAATGGCTGCATATACTGCTGCAATTAGTAAATCAAAGAAAAACCCATACGTAAAGTAAGGGTTAGTTAATTAACTAAAAAGAAGGAGAGATAGAAAAATGTTTTTATCTGAATCAATGCAAAACAAGTGGCAGCCCGTTTTAGACCATCCTGATCTTCCTGAGGTCAAAGATAGTTATAAAAGAGCCGTTACTTCAATGGTATTAGAGAACCAAGAAAAGGCGTTAAGAGAAGACGCTGCTTTCTTATCAGAAGCTGCGCCAACGTCATCAACTGGTTCATCTATACAAAATTGGAATCCTATTTTAATTAGCTTAGTAAGAAGAGCAATGCCTAACCTTATCGCTTACGATATTGCAGGTGTTCAACCAATGTCTGGCCCAACAGGTCTGATTTTCGCTATGAGAAGCAGATATACTTCTCAAAGTGGTGGTGAAGCTCTTTTTGACGAAGCTGATACTGACTTTTCTGGAAGAAACAAAGCTGGTTCTTCTGTGTCAGGGGCTTCCGCTGTAGCACAAACTGGTGAAAACCCAGCTGTACTTAATGACTCAATCGGTACTTCTACTGGTTACACAACTGGTACTGGTATGACAACTGCATATGCAGAAGCACTTGGAGACGCTGCGGCGAACTCATTTGCTGAAATGGCTTTCTCAATTGAGAAATCTACTGTAACTGCAAAAAGCAGAGCATTAAAGGCTGAGTACACTATGGAATTAGCACAGGACCTTAAAGCAATTCACGGCTTAGACGCTGAAACTGAATTGTCAAACATCTTATCTGCTGAAATCTTAGCTGAGATCAATAGAGAAGTTGTAAGAACAGTTTACAGAACTGCTGAAGTAGGTGCTGCTGATAATGACAACTCACATGCTGCAATTAACACAACAACTGCTGGTATATTTGACCTTGACACAGACTCTAATGGTAGATGGTCTGTTGAGAGATTTAAAGGTCTTATGTTCCAACTAGAGAGAGATGCAAACACAATCGCTCAGAGAACCAGAAGAGGAAAAGGTAACATGATTATCTGTTCTTCAGATGTTGCCTCTGCATTACAAATGGCGGGTGTTTTGGATTACACTCCTGCATTAAACAACAACTTAAACATTGACGATACTGGTAATACTTTTGCTGGTGTATTAAATGGTAAGTACAAAGTTTACATTGACCCATATGCTGCTAACATGGCAAGCAATGCGTCACCTACTAAACAGTACTACGTTGTTGGTTACAAAGGAACTTCTCCATACGACGCTGGATTATTCTATTGTCCGTATGTACCTCTACAAATGGTTAGAGCAGTAGGTCAGGATAACTTCCAACCGAAAATCGGTTTCAAAACACGATACGGTATGGTTGCTAATCCATTTGCTGGTGCTTCTGCGTCAGGAAATATTACTGCTGACGGTGTTGGTGCAATCAACGCTAACAGATACTACAGACGTGTTCAAGTTAAGAACATAATGTAATATTTGTTGAGAAACAAAT